CTGTCCTGTAAGTAATCCTCAACCCTCTGCCTAAGTTCTTGTCTGTTCACTGATCAAGTTCAATGACTTGATGCCTTTCCATTGCGTTATCCAACTGCTTCTTGTCATAACCTTTGGGCCAAGCAATGACTCGAAACTCGAATCGTCTTCCATGCCTAGCTTGAAGATTTTGTGTAATAGAAGGTTGGAAATACTTGGTTTCTACAGCATCAGATAAAACATTGAGATGCTCAATTGGCAGGAATATGGGTTTCCCTCTGGGTGCTACAATTGTCCATGAGTTAACAGTAATGGGTACTGGGCCATTGTCCCAGGCTTCTCTCCCATGTTGTATCTCGACTATGCACCATCCTTCGGTTGGAGTCGCAGTTGGTTCTGCTTCCTTTGCCATCTCCAAACCATCTCTGACGATGGTATAAACACCTTGTCCTGCTTCTTTATAAGCACCGGATAGTTTGGCCTCCTGTAATACAGGACCGCCTTTACGTTCTTGCTTAACTAAACCGCCAGCAACTGGCATTTACGTTATGTCCAAAAAAGGTTAAAGAGGGGACGTTATGTCCCCTCAATTAAATTAAACTTCTGTTATAGAAGTCTCACCATAGGTTTTGCTGACATATGCAGTATCTGGATCAAATCTATAATCAAACCAAATCACTACTTGTCCGGCTGAAGGTGCAGTAGACCCACCAGATGTAATTGTGTATCGAACAACATACACACTTTCATTAGTATCCCCATCAGTTGATGCGGTTACTGTGTGGAATCTGTTCGCAATAGGACTTACATGAACAGCCGCCGAACCTTTTAAATCAACATTAGCCAGGATTGCGTTTGCAGTATTAACATCACCAATCGTCAACCCACAACTAGTCATGCCTGAACTAAATGAGGTCTTTAACAAAACATTTGCCTGATCTACGATACACCCACGAGGCACAACAATGTCATAGGTTTTAGAAGCAATGAGTGATCCCCCTGAGATAAGATCACCAAAATTAACAATGGTATGCCCTGAAGTTTGGGGCATATTAGAAGCTCTAACTTGGATAGAATCCATGATTACCTTTCAAAATATAATTTAAGTTTTATGTAAAGAGTAAAGTGGCCCCATTGGAGCCACTTTTAAGTCAATTAGATTGCAGATGCACAGCACTCGATGCGGTACAAATACAGATCCTGAAGAATGACACAGGAGTAAAAAGTTTCCCATGCCACTGTTCCGCGCTGACCGAGGGGATCTCCTGGTCCAGGCTTAGGTGCGACAACTTTACTTTTGATGGAATCTTTACCACCTAAAGTTGCACAACCGCCAAAATCCTGAGCCATAATAATCACAGGATAAACATCAGCGGAACCTCCGGTATTTACAACATTAGTAGATGAAGCACCGGCTCCCTTAAAGCTCTGAGCCTGAGTGGTTCCAATGAATCGGATACCTCTAGCCGATCCCATTTCACCATCCATTACATCACTTTGATCAGCATAGTTTTCTACTGAAACAAAGCCAGGAATGCGCTCAAGGTCAACCCTTAGATCAGGGTGACAAATAGCAATGTAGGATGCACGAATTGCGGACGTTCCAACACCATCATCGGCATTTAGTTGGTCCATCATTTTCATTGCATCGTTGCGCTCTAAAGTACGAATGGCTGCATCCAAAGTAGAAGTAGTTGCCGCTACTGAGGCAGGCAGTGTTCCGTCCTCTCCACCAATGGTTTTTTCAAGTGTATTTCTTGCACTTCCGTTTGAGAAACCACGCTGAGTTCCTGCACGAAAAGTTTTGTAACTGAGGAAATCCAAAGTTTCGCCACACTGTTGCGCCTGACGTTCAGTTATAATTTGAACGATTGGGTCAGAAGCTGCAGCCATTTGAACATCAGTTGTATTAACAAAAGATCCAAATTGCTCCAAAGTGTGCTTGAGTGTAGTCTGCTGTAAAACATCAAATTCCGGTGTGATACCCTCTGCGACTGGTGTGTCAACAATTGGGAATCTTTCATACCTTCTGTGACGGATTTCTAAACCCTCACCTTGGGCTTTAACTTCCTTCTGAGCAAATCGTCCAAAAGTTAACAATCTTTTGGCAATGGGTAACATTTTTTTCTGTATGGTGTAAGCATCATGAGCAGACAAATCACCATACGCGCTTCCGGTTAGTGTTCCAGTTCCTGCATTAATAGCCATAGTGGCCTCCTTTATACTTTAATGTGGTCCCACAATTCATCTGGGGACATATCTTCGACTCGTTTTTCCTGCCTTGGCGCACTGTTTTTGACCAGTCCACTGGCAGCTTTTCTGCGTTGCTGTTTAACTACATTGCTAGTCTTAGTTTCCTGTGGTTCTTCCACTGGGTCCGGCCTAAATTTAGCCTTTCCAGTAGGAGTACCGAGAAAGTCAGACATCACAGCAACATAATCCTTTGGATCTTTGCTTTCCGTCATCATCCGCTCACGCATTGGAGAGGACATGACAAAATCGTAAAACTCCTCAGATCGATCTATATCCCTGTAATCAGAACCAATGTTCTGAACCATGAATGAATGATCTAAATCACGTTTCTGTTGCTCCTGGTAGGTTTGAATTCGCTTTTCAAGCTCTTCAATCCTTTCGGACTGTTTGTCCAGTGGTAGCTCTTTGGTTTTTGCTGACAGTTCTCGCAGTGCTTGTTTCCGCGCTACGGAAAGTATGTCAGGAAACTCTTTCGCTACCTCCTGCTCCTCTGAAGTTAACTCAAAGGGATCAGGCTCAGGTGCTTTCTTCGGTTCCGGTGGTGATTTGCTAAGTTTGTTTTCTAACTCAAGCCGCTCAAGTCGAAGTTTCTGATACTCTTCACGCATCCTTGCGGACTCTTCGTTCCGCTTATGGAATTCACGTTCAAGATCTTTGTACCTCTTCTCGTAATCGTGCTTGGGTTTTTCTTCAACTTCAGCCTCTACCTCCGCAACCTCGTAATCGGAGTCAGACGGCCCTTCTTCAGCAACTGGTTCTTCAACCTCGATAGTCTCCTGCTCATCCTCTTCCTCAACCTTTTCAGGTTCAGGCTCAGGGTCAGGTGTAACTTCTGCAGTAGCTTTGCCAGCTTGTTCCCAAATTTCATCATCGGTAAGTTCTGGAGTGCCAGTTACTTGGTCTTCACTCACCTCATTTGGTTGTTCGCTCAATCAATAGGTCCGATAGTGTTATTTCACAGCCAATTCAGGGTAACTTAGTAGTTCCTTCATGACTTCTATTCGCCCAACCAACCGGTTGTGCTTTGCTGCCGATTTATCATCGACAATTAAATTTTGCGACAAGATCTCTTGTTCTTGTCTTATCAATTCCTTTACGGCATCTTCTAGAGTTTTCCAACCTCTATCGTTTAGAAGACGATAAACGGCTTGAGGATCACCGTGCCTCTGGATCAGTTCTCTGTTGATCAATTAAGTTTCGTCCAGTGGGTCCACCAGCAAGTTCTTCGTTGCTCCCTTCAGCCATTTCCGAAGCCTGCCTGCGGAGTCCTGCAACCTGTTGTTGATTCATCGCTGACTGCTGTGCAGCCTGCATCGCTTGTTGTTGTGCTTGTTGAGCCGCCATAGCTTGTTGCTGTTGCAACATCTGTTGCTGTTTCTGTTGCTCAATTGCCTTCATCTCCTTCTCTTCATTTAGAAGAGCGGAGAATGAATAGTAGTCTGGTATTGGGTTATTAAGGACTTGGCCTTTATTCATCAAGATTTGACGTTCCGCAATCTGTGACTGCCTTATGTCCTCAGATGTTGCTTTCTTCTCATCAAGTAGTGCCTTGTTCCGTTCAAACTGAGACCGCAACCCAAGTTCCGTCTGCAATGCCTTGAGCTTTAATTCCTCTGCTTGAGTAGCCTGTTGGGCTTGCTGTTGCTGGGCTTGCTGTTGTTCCATCTGGACTTGTTCTTCTGTCTTGAGAACTTTCTCTGGGTCCAGATTAAACGCGCGGACTAATGGCTGAGTAAACGATTCAAAGTTGATGTAGTTCTGTAACTGAGGAAGATTTCCGATCACTTGGAGGAAGTTCAGCAACTGAGAGTTGTGAATTTCTTTAGCCACATATTGTGTCCACCCAGTCGATAAAGATTCGTAGTCTCCCTTAATTCCGTTCTCATCTGAATCTACCATCAGCCAGTGGTACATACCGGATATGCATGAGGTCAGCATGTCGCTGATACTCCGCACCACATCTGCAGTCTGCTTATTCGCATTACTGTTCAGAATCGACATTCCAGTGGCAGTCCTTGTTTGACTCGGACTCTGGTCTCCGTAACCGATTGCGGTCTGACCTGAATCTAGATCTGCTTCTCTCTCAAGCATCTGAATCATCGATCCCAGACCATTGGTGACATCAGGAATGATCACACTGGAAAACGCATCGGTGACCGCATTGCCTGCACGAATCTTAAACTGTTTGCCAGGATAGATTGTTTCTGTATCCGTTCCTGGCTCTAGGGCCGAAGGATTAACTACAGTCATTGGAGTCGCAGACAGGGTCTTGCCTTCTACCATCATGGCGTAAGCAAAGTTCGTCAGGGCTTGCACATCTCTGATTGCATAGTAGATCCCATCACCCCAGAAGGTTTCCGGTCTACGTTGCCACCTACTGACTGCGAAAGGCTTCTTTCCGTCAAAAGGATTGGCTGCAAGCTTGATCACCTTCTCGCCAATGAGCCAAACGCATACATCCATATACCCTTGAGCATTCTCAGGCATATCGATGTGTCCCTTTAGATCATCAACATTCAGCTTTCCCCAGAACTCCAGTACCTCAAATTCCTTTACCTCATCGCCATGATATTCATCATCTTTGACTGGGTGACTGGAATTT